CGCCAATGAAATGAATAGGTATAACTTTCTTGATAAAGATATGCAATATTCTTTTTATCTAAATAGTCTGAGGAAAAAGAAGAGATTTTCTCCCTGGCTCCGAAAGGATAAAGTCACGGACCTGGAAAGCGTCAAACAATACTATGGATATAGTAATGAAAAAGCATCTCAAGCTCTGAAAATCCTGACTAAAGAACAGATTAATTTTATTAAACAACGACTTGATATTGGAGGACGGAAATGACTAATACTGTAGAACCTACGGTTGATTGGTCTCAAGATCAGATGGTGGAGGTTCTTTTGAATGAACCCGATGATTTTCTGAAAGTCAGAGAAACGCTAACCAGAATTGGAGTTGCATCCCGTAAGGAGAAAAAACTCTATCAATCATGTCACATCCTGCATAAACAGGGCAGGTATTTCATTGTTCACTTTAAGGAACTGTTTGCCCTTGATGGGAAGCACGCTAATCTTACTGTTAATGATGTACAGCGCCGCAACCGTATTACTCGTTTGCTTGCTGACTGGGGACTTATCTCAGTAGTTAAAGAAGACTCAGTTTCTGATATTGCTCCACTGAACCAGATTAAAGTTCTTGCTTACAAAGACAAGGGCGAATGGATTCTTGAGCAAAAATATAATATTGGTAAGAAAGGCAAGACCACCGAAGAATAAATAAGTCTGAGTCTTTCGTGCAGACTCTACGAATGTCGGAATACCCGTGACCCCTTGACAGGGGTCTTTTTTTGTATTATTATTTCGTATAAATAGATCGTCTACTATATCAGTTGAGTAGTAGATACCTGTTGGTGAAAGCCTCAGGTGGGATATGTTCCCGTAACAACTAACCCAGTCGATAAGACAGTTAACGAACATTAAGAGGTAATCGCAATGGCCAGAGAAATGCGCCCTAATGATGCTTATGCTGAATTTGCATCAAACTTTGAGGAGTCTATTGGTAGTGCAATTTTTTTAGAACCCAAAGTAAAGGTCTACCCACTTCAAACAAGTGGTGGTAAATCTCACTATCAAGATAAAGAAATGCCGTTGAAACTCAAACAGGTATTTCCTGAGATGAAGTATATTTTTAGATTGTCTCCAACAAGAGAAGTTGCACATGATGGAACTTTTGAAAAGGTTTACGAACTTTCCGAGGATGGTGGCACCAGGTTTAGTTTTATTGCAGATCCTCCAAGTAGCAATATTCTCGATTGTTTTGGTAATATGCCAGATACAGTTCTATGTGTTTCCTGTACACACACATATTTCACTACAAATTTTGAAAGGTTGCTGGAGTATGCTTCTGACTCTGTTTTGGTGATTGAGGAAGCTCATCAATTTATTGGTGCAGCAGATCCTGGATCAGAATCATATGTAATTAACTTTGGATATTCTTCTGAATATACTGCCGAAACTTGGCAGAGAATTAAAAAGTGGAGAGATGTAAATCCAAGAATCATTGGGTTTACTGCAACTCCAACAGAACATCATAAAGGACATTCTTCACTTAGCGATCAATTTAGAGTTTGTGGTGAACTCGCTGAAAAGGAAGTTATTCTTACTTCGCAAGCATGGATGAGTAAAGCACATCCTTATTCTTTTACAAAATATCAGGGACAGTCATCCGTTGAACCTGCTATTCATCAGAGTATTGACCTTTTGTTTGAGAGAGAGGAAAAATTAATTAACCTTAAATATTATCCTTTAGAAAGAGAAGAGCAACTTTCCAGTACATATCGTAGACCTGATAAGGATGAACGTATTAATACCAAACTTACCGCTATGTATGTGTGTGGAGATTCAAGGGGTGTTTGGGGATGCTCAATTGATGAGGTTAGAGAAACCATTGCAAAATATTTGATTTCTGATTGTGGATTTGATGAGTCTGAACCAATGATTGCTACAATGGTTGAGGATAGTAGTGGTGGAAATACGGTTTGGACTCTTGATGGTGTTAAGGAAAAAGTAACAAACTCTGAATTGATGGAGAGGCTTCATGCCGAACATAATCCTCTTAGATTTCTTCTTGTTATTAACAGAGGTCGCTCTGGAATCAACGTTCACAACTTGACTGCTCAAGTTGTCTGTAGGATCAGGGATCCCAAAGAAGTTAGAACTCCAATCCCTATTCAAATTTTTGGAAGGATGGTTAGACTTAACGCCGGTACAGGTGATTTAGTCCGAAAAGAATATATGAATAATTTGGATAATTATTTAAAATATTATGCAGAGGACTATGATGTTGATGCTAAAACAGTAGTAGAAACTATTAAGATTGCAAATGTTTTTGATATTTGGCATCCAACTAATGGAAAAGCGAAGAGAACTTGGGAAGAATCTCTAATTGAGTTTCAGAGAGATTATGTAAATTCCGCAGAGGATGGATATGAATATCTTCATAATATGACGGGAGTTGAGAAACCTAATTTTTTACCAATTAATTTGGAGATAGAAGTTGAGTGTCCATGTGATGGCAGTAAGTTTATGGTAAACGTAAATAAAGAGGTTGAAGATTGGAGGGGAGATGGAACATTAGACGCATTTTTTAATATGGTATAACCGAATAAAAAAGTAGGGGTAACAACACCCCCTTTTTTATGCTTTGTGATATAATTAGTAGTGGATGCCGAACGGGTCCACACAATCAAATCTCGCTTACAAAGGAGAAGTAAAATGGGA